GCAATGATGATGTTTCCGTTTACGCCGTCTTCAATCGTGATCGAACCTGAGTTAGTCCCCGAGTTCGTATTCAGGATCAGGTCGCCAGTACCGTTGGTAGTAATTGTCGCGTTAGCGTTGGAATCCCCTACGCGCACCGTGTCGGCATCAAGTTGAACATCACCCGTTCCGTTAGGGGCAACGACAACATTGCCATTAGAGTCCGTCGAAGACAGGGTGTTCCCATCTAGCCGCAGGTTGTCTACGTTTAATTGCGTGGAGACGGTAATTGCGCCAGTTGAATCCGCAATCGTAGCGGCAGCAGTGCCGTCTTTCGCTTTGATGTTAGTGACTTCTAAGTTAGTAGTATCAACGGTAACAAACTCGCCCGTCCCACTTTGGGTGGCAATCTTTACAAAGTCTGATCCGTTCCAAGCTACATGAGCCTTTTCGCCTGAGACAAGCGTCACTCCCGTGGTGGGGCCTGCACCTACAATCTTTACCGACTGATTAGTAGATGTACCGTTGATGATGATGTACTGCCTGCTAGATGCAGGTGCGGTGATGGTCAATAAACCTGCCGGGTTTCCAGTACAGTTGATGATCTGAAACTGAGCTGAGCCTGTTGCGCCTGACCCCGCAGTGACTAGGCTGGCCCCGTTTGTAATAGAAAGCGTGACAGCCGTCTGAGATCCGCTGATAGTCTGCGTACCCGCTACCGACGCATCCAGATAAGAGGTGAGATAGTTGTTAACTACGTCGCCCCACGTTGATGCTTCAGTTCCCGTAACCGGTAATGCAAGACCCAGCAGGGTGGTGTAATTGACGGTCATGTTTAACCCTCTATCTCAATCCAGACAGCGCTCTGCTGGTTGTTAATCTTGATCCAAGTGGTGGCCGCATCTGAACCGCCCCACACGCCTGAACCCCAAGGCCCATATCCCCATCCACCCGGGGACGCAACAACAGTGACCCATGTAGGCGCTTGGGTGTTATCTACTACCGTCCAATTGGAAGCCTGAGAATCATCAACGTTAATCCAGCTTGCTGTCTGAGCATTATCAACTGGAATCCAGAAATCACTTCCGATAAACGCATCGGTTGCTGTAGCAGACTCTGCCACAGACGCACTAAATTGAACAGCCGCAGCAACACTATCACTACCGGTTGTTGATTCACTAATTACACTCGCATAAACCATAAGGGCAGAAATAAGATCCGCCCCGCTTGCTGATTCGGAAATACCAACTGGGAAAGTCGCAGACGCTGATACCGCATCTGTTCCAGTAGATGATTCAGAAATACTTGCCAACAATACAGCGTTGGTGTCGATATTGTCTGAACCTGTCCCCGCTTCGCTAATAACGCCGGCGAAGTTAGCCAGCGCTGAAATATCATCCGCCCCAGATGCTGATTCGGAAATAACACCCGCCCAGGTAACAGATGCACTTTGCGCATCCGATCCCGAAGCAGATTCAGCAATAGACGTCGAAAACGTAATAGACGCTGCAATAGCGTCTGTTCCGGTAGCAGACTCGGAAAGCGCGGAGATGAACGTAACTGCTGCGACAACGGCATCTGTGCCGGTTGCTGTCTCAGAAAGAGACGAAGCAAAGTTAACAGCGGACGATACTGTGTCTGACCCAGTAGAGGATTCAGCGATATCTCGGTCATAAACCGAATCACCCCAGCCGGATTGCCCCCAATAGCCGGAACCCCATCCGCCTTCGGCCACATTTCATCCTTAACCAGCAAGCGAGAATGTATACGTGACAGAAATGATGTCGCCAGAAACTACAGAACGATCACCAGGGGATGAGAACGCCTTTTCAGAGAACAAAGTGCCTGTCGTTCCACCCTTTGTGTTGTTACTCGTTAAAAACCCACCACCCACCGTGCCAGTAGCGTTGATGTTAAATGTTGCCGGTGAACCTGAGTTCGTCACTACGGAAGGGTTTGCGTTTGTGGCGGCGGTCAGGGAAGGTGCAACACGGGTGGCGTTGCTATAACCGGTAAATTCAGTCCAGCCTTTAGACGACATCGTGTCAGCCGCAGCAACTGTAGCGCCGGGACCAGTAATTAAACCTAAATACCAAGTCGTTATTTGAGTGGTAGACGTAAGAGCCACACCTGCCATGTACTGAAGACCTACGTTAACCACTAGGTTGTCTTCTTCTACTGACCACTTGAGATTGCCATCTTTGTCCCGGCACTCAAACTTATACCGGCCTACAGCTTTTACTGTTTCAGTGGCTTGTGCGCCAGCAGTAAACCCGGTTGAAATGAAATCAACACCACCGGCAGTTTCATGGAACATGATGGCCTCTTAATTGGAAGAACGAATGAGCGCCGACGTTGCAGTGTTGGCGGGAATATTTACTCTGAACGTATTAATGCCGGTTTTATCCGACCCGAAGTCGAGGACGGCAATAGACCGGTTTGCCTTGCTCGCATTGTAGAGAAGCGCACACCGAGCTGTGAACGCAGCAGGAACCCACAGCACATTATTAAATGTTACCCACGCGGTAAACCCACTACTTCTAACAGAAACACCAGTTACTACATTCCCACCGGCAGAATAACCTGTTCCGGTTATCTCATTAGACGCCGTGTAAGCTACGGTAGCTTCATTTAAATCAGCTAGAGAGTTATACAGTGCAAGTTTTATAGTATCCACAGTTAAATCGTGAATACCTTTGTATAACTCTTCTTTAAACGAGGTGGTCTGTGTCTGAAGAATCATCTGACAGGATTCCTTACCTGACCATCCCGGTACGCATCCATTCTCTGTTTGCCGTCACCCAGGTTCTTCAGCAACGTTAGTGATGCGTCGTACATCCCGCGATAGACCGCGATTTGCTCTGTCTCTGCCTTGATAAACCTTGCCCCCTCTACAATTGTTCCATTCAGTAGAGCAGAGTCAAAATTATCACCAAGCCAAGTAGTACCTGCCGCGTTAGCAACAGCACTGACGGGAATGCTAAACCCCGACCCAGTTCCGCCTACGCTAGAGGCGGCAACGGAAAGAGTATTCCCAACGGCGTAAAACACACCAGGGTTCTGTAGCGTGACAGAAGTAACCGCTCCGCCTGAGATCACTATCCTTGCCGTCGCCCCAGATCCTGAACCGCCGGTGAGGGGTACGCCAAAGTACGTGCCATTTGTATACGCAGACCCGGCAGTAATAGCACCTAAAGTAGTGATGGCACCCTGAACAATTGATTCAGGGTAGTAGTAATAGTGAAGCTCGACGTAATACGCCTGATCCGGAGTCGGGCCAACAATAAAAGACAGCTCAGTATCAAGGTTGTATTGAGGCCCAAATATCGCATAGTGCTTTGGCAACCCTGTTGAATTAGGCGGCGGGTAAGCTTCACGAATGAAGTTAACGTCTTTGTTAATCAGGTACGTATAAGACCCAGTGTTGATATTCCCCCCGGTTACCCCTTCAATTACTGCAAGAGAGTAAACAGACAGGAAATCACCGGGTGCTGAAAGGTACTGATTATTGGCACTGAGCTGGGCATATTGGTTCTTCCGAAGGTTTGCAATCTGAACCGTGTTATAAATGTTTTGCTCTGCTTGCCTGACAAGCATCGCCATCTGGGCATCCGTGAAACTATTCTCAAGGATGTCCTCAACATTTGTGGCAAGTTCAGTGTATTGCATGTTTACGCCATCGGGCCGCGAGCCATAACACCTTTAGTCGCTGCCCCTGTACCCCGGATCTTAATGCCGGTGGTCTTGACCTTCTTCTCAGGGTAACCTGAGTTTTTAAGATCGACCTTGGGAGCAGGTTTTGGTTGGTTAGAGTTCTTCATTTCGATCCCTTATAGGTGAAAGAAGATTTCTTCTGGTTAGCAACCTTTGCGAGATTACGTCCCAACTGCCGCATTTGCAGGTTAGTCTTTCCCCCCTTCGCTAGCTTAGTCAAAGGCTTGCCGGGGTGCATCGCCTTCTCATGCTTATGAACGGCTTTTTTTGCGTCCATGATGACTCCTAAGTCGTCGTTACCGTTACTGTGCCAACCGAAGTAATTGCCACAAGATAATTAGGCGTAAGCGGTGCATCAAACCCGCTTGACCCCCCTACAGGGTTCCATCCCCACTGAATCACTCTACTGCCCTGACCTATGCCACCGTCCGATAATATCCCAGAGGTGACATACGTGGTATCTGTTCTTGGGTTTCTTAAAGCCTGCGGATCATCTACCGGATACATACCTAATTGGAGTTGGGGCTGGTCCGGGTCCCAGCACTCTTCACAAACCAAGAGATTGTACCGCTTGGTCTTGATTATCTCTTCTTTTAGCGTCTTAAGCTTAAATTGCTGCCCACAGCGATCACACATCGCAATGGCTTTTTTGCCAGACGCAAACCTGTTACCCATTATGAACTCGCGCCGCCGATAAAGGTTTGCCTTGGCACGAACCTTACTGCGGCTTTTTCCCTGTCTTCTCCGGCTGCAATCTCAAACTGCTCATCGTAAATAGTTTTGAGCATTGGGATACGGGGGGCAAGTTCAGGTACTTTAATTGCAATGTGATACGCAAGCCCCGCTACTAAACAGGGCAAGAACCTAAAGTTCATATCTGCCGTCTGTACACCTGCTCCGGCGTCT